TACCGCCCTTGTCACTAAATCTAATCCATGCTCGGCTATTCTGCAAGCCTGAGCGTATAACGTCCATAATGTCTTGCTCGGACCTATGGGTATAACCGAAGATCCTAAGTGCAGGATACTCTAGCACTGCATCAACCCAGTACTGAGCGTATGATGCACTGAAGAAGTCACCTAGGATGTGCAAGCGTACGACAAAGCCCTCTGGATGCACATTAGACAAATGCGCTAGCTCGTCGGACAATCTAAGCATAAGTAGATCGGGATCGTCGGGTTTAATGCGATGTGCAAATGCCATGTTATTACCAAAACAGTTAGCCCATTGCTGGCAAGTTCGTGAGCATGTGGACCTTTCCTCAAGTGTAAGAGAATACACTGGAAAACCCTTCCATGCGCCTTTGGTAATGGTTTTGCTGCCATTGCCAAGCTTGTCATTGTAGGATACCGGTTTTAGTAGCCTATGCTCATAATCGGAAACCATACGTACGGTTTTCTTATGTATCGTAATGGCTTGAGACAATGCAGCATGCTCTGCACGTAGTCGCATCATAACCTCCGTTATAAAGTTTACTTGGCATAGTACCCTCATCGAAGGCACTATACCCTGTATACTTTACTTGAAGCTAGTGACTTTGTCATGCCTGATAAAACCGATGTTAGTATTGTAGACTGTGACATCGCCACGGTATGGAACCCTGATTACGCTTTTGATTATTCCGCGCTTCATGATGATACCGTTGATTCTGCCATGCTTGCTGTACGCTGTAACGAATCGCGTTGCCGTTGCTTTCTTGACTTTGTTTACCAGAAGTACTGATTTGATGAAGTCTAGCATTTGATTTCCCTTTGTTGTTTGACTCGGCGTCATTGCTTCGTCCATGTATCCATTATGCCTGAATCGTGGAAGATTGCAAGCGGCTAGGTACCCTCTAGAGGGTCCACCATAGTCTTCCCCGTCTGTCAAGTACCACTCATCAGGTAATCACTACCGTTCATCGGCTAGACTATGCCATTCGTCGGTGACATCGCTATAGTTACTGAGCTGATAGACGGTAGTTTTACGCCGACAAACGGCATAGGGGAGGGGGTGACAATGTTGTTCTAGCGTAGTAGCACCACAATAGCCTCAAAAAAGAGCAAAATAGACAATGCTAATGATAATCCATTACTATTAAGAAATCTCTTAAGAATCAATAGGTTATCTATAAAGCCTCTGCGGAGCCTAAGACACCATGTTAATGGAGTCCCGCTAAAGCCTATGTTGGCATGATTCTTGCATGTAATCTGCACTGGTTAAAACACAGTCTGCACTGATAATAACCTTACAGTAGTAGTCAAGACACTTTACAACAATACCTTTTGTATGCTACAATAAGTCCTTCTATGTAGGCTATGAACAAACATCATATAAAAACAATTCAGTAGTAGACATATAACTTATCGTCATACACTACATTGTAGATACATAAAATTATATACACCTTACAGTCCTGCCTTCCGGCAGAGAAACTATATAGAGGGTAGTGATGTCCGAAATTAAAACTGAAGATGTAATATCTTCTTCTTGTTCGCTACCTTCATCGGTCAGCCAGGATGTCGTGGCAGTCAATGAAGAAAAGAAAGTGGCTGTCAAAAAGAGAAAAAGAGGAAGACCTAAGAAGGAAGAAGTCAAGAAGTACATCAAAAGAGCTAAAAGAGGTAGACCTCCTGGTGAAGCAGCAAGGATTAAAGAACTAACAGCTTCGTTGTTGCTAACACACTCACAGGCTATCATTAGAAAGATAGTGCATAAGGCTCTGAATGATGATGATAAGGATCAGATGGCAGCATTGAAGTTATGTGTTGATAGAATGTTGCCAGTGTCTTACTTTGAGGATAAAGGTATTGCTGGAGGATCTAGAGCCATTACCATCAACATCACTGGAGTGAATGACAACCCAGTAGAGATGATTGAGCATGAACCTGTTGAAGTAGAAACTACCTTGATAGACTACGAAGAAGAAGACGATGGATCTACAAGTTAAAGATTGTTTGTCTTGTGCGGAAGCGTTGCCTTTAAATGCTTTTGGCACGTATATAAGTAGAGGGACTACGTATCACCGTACCATATGTAAAGATTGTCGAAACACTAATGAAAAAAACCAAAGAGATGACCATACTCGTTGGCTAGACAGGAAAAGATACAAACTCAAAAAAGAAAGTAACCCACAAGAAGTTAGTGATTACTATAGGGATTGGCACTTACGTAAAAGGTACAATCTTACGTTAGAAGATTTTACGTTATTGAGCGAATCTCAAAACAACGTATGCGCTATATGTGAGAATCCTGAGAAGTCTCACAAAAATTTAGTGGTAGACCATAATCATAATACTGGTGAAGTTAGAGGATTGATTTGCTCATCGTGTAATAAAGCACTCGGACACGCAAAAGATAGTAAAGCTCTTTTAGAAAAGATGATTACGTACTTAGACGAAAGAGGTAGTTACGCAGATGAGTGATTTGACTGTAGCTCTACTACCATGGCAGCAAGAGGTCTTTAAAGACCCTGTACGGTTTAAGATCATCGCTGCTGGCAGACGTACAGGTAAGTCAAGGTTAGCAGCTTGGACACTGATCATAGAGGCTCTACAGACTGATAAAGGTCATGTCTGGTATGTAGCACCAACGCAGGGACAAGCTAGAGATATCATGTGGACTACGCTGTTAGAGCTAGGACATCCAGTTATCAAAGGTAGTCATGTTAACAACATGCAGATTACCTTGGTCAATGGCGCTATCATTTCACTAAAAGGTGCTGATAGACCAGAGACTATGCGTGGTGTTAGTCTTAAGTACTTAGTGATGGATGAGTACGCAGACATGAAACCACAAGTGTTCGAACAAATCCTTAGACCTGCTTTAGCGGATCAGAAGGGTAGAGCAATGTTCATAGGTACACCAATGGGTAGAAACCATTTCTATGAACTATTTAAGTTAGGTGATACTGGTAAGGATGAGCATTACAAGTCATGGCACTTTACCAGCTTTGATAATCCGTTGTTAGATCCTGAAGAGATTGAAGCTGCTAGAGGATCAATGTCTAGCTTTGCTTTCAGACAAGAGTTCATGGCTTCCTTTGAAGCAGCACAGTCGGAGATCTTCAAAGATGAATGGATTAAAGTCAGTGATGAAGAACCTGAAGATGGTAACTACTTCATTGCGGTGGATCTATGTGGTTTTACGGATTCATCTCAGACGAACAAAGCGAAGAATTCTAAGTTGGATGAAACAGCGATAGCTATTGTTAAGGTTAACACTAAAGGCTGGTGGGTTGCTGACATTCAATATGGTAGATGGGATGTCCGAGAAACAGCAGTAAGGATTCTAAAGGCTGCTAAGGACTACAGAGTTAATGCTGTAGGGATTGAGAAAGGCGCACTGAAGAATGCAGTGATGCCTTACATGAATGATCTGATGAGGAGATTAAATTACTATCCTCGTATTGAAGAGTTAACACATGGTAACAAGAAGAAAACAGATAGGATTGTTTGGTCATTACAAGGACGGTTCGAACACGGTAGGATTGTGTTGAATGAAGCAGACTGGAATAACAAGTTCATTGATCAGCTTATGCAGTTCCCTGATTCAAAGACGCATGATGACTTGATTGATGCTGTAAGTTACATTGACCAAATCCAGGTTGCAGATTGGAATCAGAACTTGGATGAAGAAGAATGGGAACCTTTAGATCATGTCGCATCTTACTAAAACATGTTTTAAATGCAAGGAAGAAAAACTTCTTGAGTTTTTTCACAAGCACAAAAAAACAAAAGATGGCCACTTAAACAAGTGTTCAAGTTGTAGTTTAAAAGATTTATATGAGTGGCGTTTAAACAACCCAGACTACAGGAAAAAAGAACATGAAAAAATTAGGCAAAAAGAAAACAGATTAACAAGACAAGAATATTTATTAAAACTTAAAACCAACTCTAAAGGAAGAAAAGTAACTTCTTTATGGTATCAACATAAAAGAAGAACACAGTTTAGCAATTTTATTTATTCTGAACTAGATGAGTTTGTTTTTAAAGAAGCGTGTATTCTAAGAGACATTAGAAACAAAACAACTAATATTACTTGGCACATTGACCATATTGTTCCTATAAACTACGATAAAGCATGTGGGTTACACAACGCTTTTAATTTACAAGTTGTTCCTTCTGTCTGGAACTGTAAAAAAAGCAATAGAAACACTGAAACATTCTTCCCACACAGTAAATCTGTTGCAGGATACTAACAATGAAATTTGATTCTGAACTAACTCCTCAAAATGCTCTAGTAGCTTTTGTCATGGATCGCTGTAACCAATGGCGAGACCATCGTGATGAGAACTACCTAGATCGTTGG